GAACTGGTGGCAACGCTGGTGGAACTGGTGGATCAGGCGGTGGCGCTCGAGGCGCTGGTGCAGCAGGAAGTGCTACGTCAGGACAAGGTTTCGCAGGAAATAATGGAACATCACCAAGCGCAGGCGGTGGTGGTGGTTCAGCAGAGATCGGCTATAAAGGAACAACTAATACACAGTCAGGTGCAGGTGGTAATGGTTTAACCACTTATTCATCTTGGGGCTTAGCAACCACAACTGGTCAAAATGTTTCTGGAACTGTTTATTATGCAGGCGGCGGTGGCGGTGGCGGAGCCACAGGCGCAGGAGTTTCAGGCGGCGCAGGAGGATTAGGCGGCGGCGGTGCAGGATCTCCTACTAACCCTTCAGCAGCTGCAACTGCTAACACAGGCGGCGGTTCTGGTGGCGCACCTGGTACATCAGGCAATGGCGGCTCAGGAATTGTAATCGTAAGGTGGGTCGCATGAGTCATTGGGCAGAATTAGACAGCGACAATAAAGTCTTACGCGTTCTCGTTGGCGATAACAATGATCCTAACGGCGATGAAGGTTACCAATGGTTATTGGATAATCTTGGCGGCACTTGGGTAAAGACTTCTTACAATGGCAATATCCGCTATAACTATGCTGGTATTGGATATACCTATGATCCAGATGCAGATGCTTTTATTGCGCCACGCCCTGAGTGTGGTCATAGTGAGTTATTCTTAAATCACTTGTTTAAGTGGACTTGCCAGCGTTGCGCCTTAGATGCAAAGGAGTTTGGAATTGAAACCCAAACTCTGTAAAGCAGGAAAACAACTTCGTGAACAATTCGATGACTGCTTTAGCGATCGTGATCGTACCTCGGACGGCTGGATCGGCGATAGTCGGCACTCAGCTCGTAAGTCTGACCATAATCCAGATGCACAGGGCTGGGTTCGTGCCATTGACATTGACCGCGATCTATCCGGCAGACCTAAGCCCGACCTCATGCCCGATGTGGCGGATCAACTTCGTCAGTTGGCAAAGTCTGATAAGCGCATCTCATATCTCATCTTTGACGGCAAAATTGCAAGCGCCAAGAGCGCTTGGCGCTGGAGAACTTATACTGGGGTTAACAAGCATCGGCATCATCTCCATGTCTCGTTTAGCATCAAAGGCGATAACGACGGTTCGTTCTTTAATATCCCGACTCTAGGAGGATCTCTATGAATATGAAAAACCCAGTTGTACTAACAGCAGGAGCGTTTCTGTCTGCTTGGGCAGCTTCTAACTTTGCAGCAGATTACCGCTCGATCCTTTGGGCAGTCCTTGCTGGGGTCTTTGGATATGCGACACCTAAACGATGACTCAGACGGATATGTTAAATCTCTATATTGCCACTCTTGCGATAGTGGGTGGCTTGGCTGGTTATGTGATCACGCACTTGCTGTCGGAGATTAAGCGACTTAATTCGCGTGTCGATGAGATCTACAACATACTCTTAGAGCGATAATTTAATCATGGCGCGTAAGAAGGCTATCGACTTAGAAGCATATTCTATGCTCGATCAGTACTGTATCGGGCTAAATGAGTTTTACAAATCACTAAGACGATCAGGCTTTACTGTGGAGTTATCCCTAGCGATACTTCTAGAGCCTGCAACTTACCCGGCAACTATCCTTCCTGCGCCTAACTGGCTGCCGCAGTCACCAGACAAAATCCCTTATGACGATGATGATGATGAGGATTAACTATGGCTTTACGCCGAACAGTAGTTGTGCCAGACCTTCAAGTACCTCTGCACGATGAAGTAGCGGTCAACAATGTTATCGCTTTTATTAAGGCTTACCGCCCCGATAGCGTACTTACTCTGGGAGATGAAGCAGACTTCACAGAAATCGGGCGTTGGAGCGAAGGAAAGCCGGGCTGGTACGAACAAACACTAGCTGAGAACCGAGACATGACGGTTGATATTCTTTGGCGCTTGGGCGAATATGCCAAAGAACAACACATGATCAGGTCTAACCATACCGACCGCCTCTTCAATGTAATCATGAATAAGATCCCTGCCTTCATGTCTTTACCCGAGTTAAAGTTTGAGAAGTTCATGAAGTTAGATGAACTAGGCGTCACCTATCACAAGAAGCCTTACGAGGTCGCTAAGCGCCTTATAGCGGTGCATGGAGACGAGGGTAGTGTGAAGCCCACACCAGGTCTTACAGCCCTTGAGAGCGCCCGCAGAGCGGGTATCTCGACTATCTGTGGTCACACGCACAGAGCAGGGTTCTCACAGTTCTCTGAGTCCTCTGGGGGCAAGATCAGCCGCATAATCAGGGGCTATGAAGGCGGGCATCTCATGGACACCCGCATGGCTACCTATACCAAGGGGCAGATGAACTGGCAGCAGGCTTTTATTATCGTTGAAGAAGATGCCAAGGGCAGTCAAGTCAGCATAATCAACTTAGAAAAGGACGGCACTTTCGTAGTGCATGGGCGGCGTTATGGACGATCTAGATAACGACATAAGGCGCACGATCGACGATGCCATGGACGACGGAGAATTGTTACCGTTTCGTTATCAACACACCGTCAGATAGTCAGATATTTATGCAACACTTAACCCAAGAAGCTGCGAAGGGCGCAGTAGAAGGGCAGTAAATGAATATCTATGAAATAGCAATGATAATGGTTGGCTGGCTTGGTAGTTGTGTGTGGTTCTACACACTAGGAGTTAATGCAGGCTACACAGACGGTCGCCGAGCAGTTCGCCAACAGGTCGAACAAGCCAATAAGGTGAGAGCATGAACGCTAGTGACTACCTCGTTGAAGCAAGAGCAACTATCCAAGACCGAGGCATGGACTACGGACACCCAAGTGACAATATGGCAAGAACGGCTGCCCTCTGGTCGAGTTATCTGGAAATGCCGGTTACTGACTATCAAGTCGCGATGTGTATGGCGCTCGTCAAAATAGCGCGAAGCATGGAGACTGCAAAGACTGACACTTACATTGACCTAGCAGCCTATGTGGCTATTGCTGGTCAACTACACACAGAGGAGAATGAACTCTATGTTTAATCTGGAAGATTATGAGACAGTAGAAGAACGCCTAGTTAAGTTCTGGAAGGATTATCCTGATGCAAGAATATCTACTGAGATCATCGAGCATACTTTGCAGCGGTTTATTGTTAAGGCTTCTATCTATCGAACTGAAGCTGATGCACATGCTTGGTCGACTGGATTTGCAGAGGAAACCGTATCCACTCGCGGAGTCAATTCTACGAGCGCTCTTGAGAACTGCGAGACTAGTGCGCTTGGTCGGGCATTGGCTAACGCAGGCTATGCGACAAAGGGCAAACGACCTAGCCGCGAGGAAATGGCTAAAGTCAAGGCGGCAGAGCCTAAACCGTTTGCCGAGAAATTAGCAGACAAGATAACAATGCCGGTCGAGGACGATCCTTGGTCAACTAAGGCAGTAGAAGCTGCTCCGTCAAGTGCAGATGCTATAGCGCTAGTTCAAGATGTATTGGGTGCAGTCAAGATAGATAAAGACATTCCGCTATGTCGCAACTGTCATGACCATAAGCCTATGCAATGGAAAACAGGCGTAAGCGCTAAGAACAATAAGCCTTGGGGCAAGTTCGACTGCTATGTGTGCCGAGATGTTATCTGGTACAACATTGCCGCTGACGGTACTTGGAAGCCACAGGAAGCCAAAGCATGAGCGGCTTACAGTTTATGAACCAAGACGGTGAGTGGGAGAACTTCCCTACTGACGATGAATTGGCCGAGAAGGCTAGACATCAAGAATTGCTTAACAGCCTACAGGTGCGGATTATCTGTCACCTATGCAATGAGCCAGTACCACGCGAAGAGTTAGCATTCTGGGTTCAAGGAACTGTCCTTACCTGGTCATGCAAGAAGTGTCACGCGGTTAATGTCTCAAAGTAGAAAACACCGCGGCTTTCGCACAGAGCGAGTAGTTGCAGAGTATCTGAGGCGCTGGTGGGAAGGTGCTTCAGTAGGTCGAGGTTCTGGGCGTGACATTCTCAATGTCCCGTTCGACTGCGAGGTTAAGGCGCGCACAGGACTCGATGTAGTAGGAACACTCCGCCAGATCGAGAGTCGTACTAAAGAAAGTGGCTTATTGGGGTTTGCCACTTTCAGACTCAACGGACAAGGTGAACATGCTGAGGATTATGTTGCCATGCTTCGTCTAAGCGATCTGGTGGAGTTACTACTAGCTGCTGGATATAAAGATCGTAAAGATGTTGTGCAAGATGCAGACATCACCAGATGCTTAGACTGTGGCGTATATGCACTAGGGCAACGCTGCCAATTCTGCCGGGAGGAACAATAAATGCCAAAAGCAGGCGATGAACGAAATGTGCTACCAGAGGCTTTACACACTTGCTATTGCGGTTACTCGCTGTTATCGGCTTGGGGCTTCCTTGGTCAGAAAGAAGTTAGCCGCATGATGCTAAGCCACTTGGAGACTATTCATGGAGTCGAGAAGTAATGCCGATATATGAGTTCGAATGCACCAATGATCTTTGCGAGTCCAACCTTAGATACGACAAAGAGTTAAAAATGAATGAGCCACACGATGTCGAGTGCGGGTTCTGCCATGAACCTATGCGCAAGATATATTCGTCATTCGGCATTCAGTTCAAGGGGAGTGGTTTCTATTCTACTGACAAGTAACTTACGACACACCGTTCTGAGCAGGACTTATGTTAATGTATTAGGTGGCTCTGGTACTCTATCGGCTAGAAGCCTTAAGGGCTTCAACTCGCGCCTGAAAGGCGTAGCGCGAGAGTTAGCCGTCGCTATTGGGATACTTCTATCTATGGCAAGTATGCCTAGTAGTCAGGCTTCAATAGATGCCACTAAAAGCCTAAAAGTATTAGCCAATAAGCAGCTAACAGATAAGCAATATAAATGCCATAACGAGATCGTATATCGAGAGTCTCGTTGGAATATAAGAGCAGTTAATGGATCTCATCATGGCTATTATCAAATGCGTACTGAGTCTATGAAGAATAAGCCTTATGACTATCAGTTCTATATCTATTGGTATTATGTATCTAAGCGCTATGGTCTTGACTATGAGATACCGGACTATTGCAAGGCACTACATCATCTAAAGACTAGAGGCTGGCAGTAATGGCAAAGCGTGGAGACCCTAGACTTACTAGAGATTACAAAGCCTTTAGACTTAAGGTGCTTGCTCGCGACCAATGGTCGTGCTTCTATTGTTCTGCACCAGCTGCAACAGTTGATCACATCATTCCAATTAGCAAAGCACCTGACTTGGTAGTGAACTTCGAGAACGCAGTTGCTTGTTGTCAGTCATGCAACAGCAGCAAGGGCAGTCGAAATCAAGCGTCTTTTTTAGGTGGGAAGTCTACCCCCCCTGTCTTTCCGTCCTTCCTCTCTCCAACACAGTCCAAAGTTCACCAGGACAGTCCGTTTACAGTCCGACCTGATCCAGAACAGTCCTAATGCCAGCCAAAAGGAAACAAGCGCTACGAGGGGCAACTGAGCCAAGGCTTCACAGCCCTTACTTAAAGGGCGCTTCTAAGGTTGCAGATGTAATTGAGTTAGCCAACCTAATCCAACTGCCACTATTGCCTTGGCAGGAGTTCGTACTTAAAGACATGCTCCGCGTGGACAAGAAGGGGAACTGGATACGCAAAACTAACCTGCTGCTAGTAGCCCGGCAGAACGGTAAGACTCACCTAACTCGAATGCTCATCTTGGCTCACCTGATCAAGTGGGATAGCAAGAACATCATCATTGCCTCATCTAATCGCTCCATGGCACTCGATACCTTCCGCCAAGTAGCCAATGTCTTTGAGAGCAACCTAGCGCTTATGGATCTAGTCAAGCAGATCCGATACGCCAACGGCACAGAGTCGATCGAGATGAAAGACGGTCGCAGACTTGATGTAGTAGCAGCAACAAGAGACGGAGCGCGTGGTCGATCAGCCGATGCGCTATTCCTCGATGAAATCCGAGAATGGTCAGAGGACGGATACCGAGCAGCAATGCCAGTAACTAGAGCCAGACCTAATGCTCACACTTTCCTAACTTCTAATGCTGGAGATGCTTTTAGCGTTGTATTAAACGAGCTGAGAGAACGAGCGCTAGATAACCCGCCTAAGTCTTTCGGGTTCTATGAATACTCAGCGCCACAGTATTGCAAGATAGATGATCCTAAGGCTTGGGCGCTAAGTAATCCCGCGCTAGGTTATCTAGTCACAAAAGAGACACTTGAAGAAGCGGTCGCAACCTCACCGATAGAAAACACCCGCACAGAGTTGCTTTGCCAATGGATCGACTCCCTAAGTTCTCCTTGGCCGCATGGCATTCTTGAAGAGACTTCTAACAGCGAGTTACAGATCCCGCCCGGCGGATATACCGTCTTTGGCTTCGATGTCTCGCCTTCGAGGCGCAATGCCTCACTTGTTGCTGGTCAGATAATGCCAGACGGCAAGATAGGCGTAGGCATCTTGCAGACTTGGGAGTCAGCAGTCTCAGTCGATGATCTCAAGATCGCAGCTGATATAAAGGCTTGGGCAGATCAGTACCGACCTCGCCAAATCTGCTATGACAAGTACACAACCCAGTCGATCGCCGACAAGTTATCAAATGCAGGTTGCATGGTTCAAGACATATCAGGGCAGCAGTTCTATCAAGCCTGCGGAGACTTACTTGACGGTCTAGTTAATCACCGCGTAGTTCATAACGGACAAGCCAACCTAATGCAGCAGATGAATAACTGCGCAGCTAAGGTTAATGACTCTGCTTGGCGTATCGTTAAAAGAAAATCGGCAGGAGATGTCTCTGCACCTATTGCTTTGGCAATGGTTGTCTCGATGTTAATGAAACCACAACAGGTAGCGGCTATATACGCAGGTTGACCTACATGTAGTGTATAATTGCCCTCTATGGGTATCCTTTCGCGCCTCACAGGTGCAACAAGCGCAGCAATTATTCAAGCGCAAGCAGCACCTCAGGTTCTCGGTGAGTATTCACCTTATGCAATGCCCTTTCAGTTCGCCTATGTTGGTCGAACAGAAGCAATGGGCGTTCCTGCCCTAGCGCGTTGCCGCAACTTACTTGCTGGCACTATCGGCACAATTCCTTTAGAACTTTACAAGAAGTCAACAGGTGAAGAACTTGGTAAGCCTATGTGGCTTGATCAACCTTCTTATTCACAACCACGCAGCGTAACTATTGCTTACACGGTTGACTCACTTCTATTTTACGGTCAAGCCTTCTGGCAAGTTGTAGAGACTTATCAAGAGGACGGCCGCCCTTCTCGCTTTGAGTGGGTTGCTAACTCTCGCGTAACTGCAACACTCGATCGCGATAATGTATTCGTAAAGTCTTACGCCATTGACGGCACAACCGTACCAATGGACGGTC